TCATTAGCCTCAATAGATAAGATACCATCAACAGTCCTACGCCAATCCTCCTCAAGAGCAATGACGCCTACCTTGTCGTTGGTATTGGTGATGAGCCAGTGTTCAAGCTCACGAGTAACACTAGATTTACCCAAGCCTGTGCCGCCCGTCAGTGTGATTAACTCACCCTGCCGCAAGCCCTCAAGCTTTTCGTTTAGTCCCTGCCACGGGTAGGCAACAGATTCTTTTCGCTCACGCTTCTTGTAGCTCTCGCGCTCTTCACTGACGTTTAAAATTCCAGACGGCGTATAAAGTTTTGAAGCCCACCAAGAAGTAACGTAAGCTTTATGGTGACCCAGCTTGAGCATCTCGTTAGGGTCTTTGAACTCTGTCGGTAGATTAAGGATCTTAGCTTTTCCCGGCTTGATAATACGCGCAACCTTTTTTGCGGCTTCTCTTCCGGGCTTGTCGTTGTCGAAAGAAATAACCACCGTATCAAACGATTCAAGGAATTCAAGATTTTCTTGAACGTCTTTGACTGCACCCTGCGCTCCATTCTTAACAGATACAACCGGCCATTTACTCCCCAGAAGCTCGTATGCCGCCATAGCATCACACTCACCTTCAGTGATCGTAATGTATTTGCCGCCTGCCTGCGCGATCTGCTGACCAAAGAGGCCAGTTCCCTTGGCAGAACCGATCCAATTAAATACTTTATTTTCTCGACGGATTTTTGTAGCGACTTCTTCATTGTTTATGTACGCAGGGTAGTGGTGTTCGATGATCTTGCCCGACTCATCTTTGACTGATCGGACGCCATATTTCTTTGCAGTCTCTAGTGAGATTGAACGGTCTGTTAGTGCGTGATAGAAGGTTTGGTTTTGAGAGAAGGGTGCGTTGTCGTTAGTTCTTTTGAAGCTATTAAAGTCTGCCACGTTGCCTCCCATTGCAGATTCATAGTCTTTGAAAAATGTCCCACAACTAAAACATTTAGCAGTGCCATCTGAATTTATGGAGACAGGATCACTGCCTCCACATTCAGGACAGGGCTTGTGGTACTCCACAAAGTCGCCCATTGTTTAGTCCTCCGTTTCATTGTCCTCTACTATTGCATCGTCAACGAGAAGCTCCTGCATCTTCTGGTGAAGTGCAACTGCCGCCGCTTGATTGATAGTCATGTTTGTTTCAAGTTCTTCAATTCTCTTTTGAACATCAGCAATCAACATGAATGTTGCCTGACCCTCTGGAGAAATCTTTTCTACATCATAGGTTTTATCTTCGTGAGTATATCGCCACATCAGAACTCACTCCCAGCATCGCCATCATCAAGCGCCTCAAACTCAGCACCATCAGGGCTGGCATATTCAACAAGCTCCAGCACTTGCATAGCTTGGAAGTCCAAGCCACGATAAACGGTGCCGTTCCAAGTTGACTCCCACTCCTTGTACTGCACTCGCACCTTGGAGCCATTACCTACGCTGGTATTCAGCGGCTCCTTGTTGCGATCCATCAGCTTGGGTGCGGAGTTAGGCTGACCGTTCTTGCCGGTAACCTTACGCTTGATAACAAGGGCAGGCCCCTCGTCCATGTCCTTGACCTTGAACCCGCGTGAGCGGAAGTCATTGGCAACGTCCTCATCAACTATGAGGTTCACGGTATAGACCGGAGTGTACGTTGTGTTGGGTGTGGTAACGGATGCCCACATTGCTACGCCATCAACAATAGCCATAGTATATTTTCTCCTAAGCTTTATTAAAAAGAAAGTTAATGTACAACGGGATACAGCCATAGATATAATCTTCGGATAGCCGCTCGCCCTCTAGCTTGGCTTGCCGCTTGATCCAACCGATCATATCGCTCACTGTTCTGTAGTTGGGCATACCACTACCCAACGTCATGACAAAAGCCTTACACAAAGTGTCTTCAATATCGTAGTCCGACATGATTAGTAATCCCCTGTGAGTATGGTGTGCTTTACTAAGTCTAGTAAGAGATTAAACTTTTCCATCTCTACATCAGATACTACCTTCAACTCCTCACCTGTGTCAACAATGAGAATAAAGGGGTATCTAATTTCTTCATCGTTAGATTGATCTCTAAGATTTTGAAGACCTTCTAAGACTTTATCATTTAGAGTTTTTTTAGTACTCTTATTAAAGTTTCCTTGTATGATTTTCAATTTATATCTCCAAGTCAAAAGACTTTAAAGGTTGATTTTATCACGTATCGTTGCCGGTGTCAAGCCCCTCCCACAATCTTTGTGAGAAGCCCACCAAGCAACATTATGGAGGCGACCACATTAATCATGATGATGGCACGATCTCGCCACATGAAGCCAACCACAGCCCACAACGCAGTGCCTGCAAAGCTCAGTAACATATCATAAACCTGAAGCTCTGGTAGTCCTGTGCTACGCATAGATATGGCGACCAGTAACCAGACACTAGCAATCCATTTTAAATACCAATCAATCGTACCCTTTGGTGTTGCACTCTTTTGAATTCGGGTGCTGTGTACGATCTCATCAACAGAATATTCTTTGCCATCATCAGTGACAATTGTTTCTCTCATTCTTCAAGCTCCTTGATTAGCCAGCCAAGATAGACCTGTGCTTTTTTGAGATCCTCTTTGCCGTTCTTGTACTCGTACCTCCAAAGGTATTTCAAGCAGTTGCCCTTGAGATATCCTTTGAATTCTTGTGGGTGCATAGAAGCTCTGATAGCTTGGATGGCTTCGATGGCCCCCTTGTTATAATGATCTGGTTTATTTACCACATCATGTTTATCTTCGGGGTGATAAAGTTTTCCATAGGCCGTGTTGCTTTTCGATACACGATCCCACTCTGCTGGGGCTACGTCATCAATGCTCATAGGTATCCTCCATTTTTGAGATACTCACCAATTATTATACCAATAGAAAAGAAAGTTACTATCACCAGAGCATACAAGTACTCAGGCGAGTGACGCAAAAGAATAAAAAATTCTTTTACACGGCTTCTGTCCATCTCATGGGCCTCCCCTTCTCCATCCAATCGTGAAACTTAAAGTCATAATATTTTTTGTAGGCTCTGACAGTATCAGGATCTTTGTACTCGTCAGGCATACACTGTGGCGGCTCAACAAAGCCAGAGATGCTGATGTTCTTTGGTGCTTTAGATGTAAAGAACTTTAGCTTGTTCCAGCTTTTGTGGCTGTGCTTGAAGCGATTCTCGAACTCTCTACTGAGGGCTTCAAAGTGTTCGTACAGCCACTCGTAATGCTCAATACTTTCTCTGGCCCACACAGTGCTGGGATGATTGACATGGGCCGCAAGATAAAACTTATCGTCATACTTATCCAGCACCCAGCGTTTAGCTTTACGGCCTGAAGAAGATTGTCCGATCACCATTGTACCATCAACAACACGATGAGCCGTGGACAAAATCTGTGCAGTCTCAAGCGGCATCTTAACAACGTGCTGGTCACACATATCTCTGGCGGCTTGGCGTGGACAGCTACTTAGATAAAAGATATTCATATTAGTCTCCGTGATCTGTCCAGTGATAGTCAGCCTCTGCTACATACTCATTGATAAGATCAAATATATAATCAGTGTTGACCCAGCTAGTGATATCAACTCCACGCGATTTAACTGAAACGATTTCAACTAAGTTCTCCTCATCACCATGTAATATAAATTCAATTAAAACTTCTATCGTCATCCAAGGGCAGTCGAGTTCTGCCTCCATGACTTGGTTGCCATACATACTAGCTGTTCCCATTACTATCTTCTCCCTTAATATATTTAAGAAGCAATCTTTGCAGGGCTTCCTCCATTTCTTCTGGCTGTCTTGTCAGCACATATGTACCATCCTTTTGTCTGGTTACAAAATGATCGACAAATTGGAACGCATCAAGTTCAGCCGTAGTTTTCATATCTAGCCTCCTCTTCTTTTGTAATAAGATTACCAAGTACATAAATTACACTGGTATGCCCGGAGGCAAAACCTTTCATAAACATAGTCAGGCTGTCATCTTCACCGCAAATTTTCTTATAGCGTCTATAAGATCTAAGATGTTCTGCCTTTTGATCGCGGAAGAACTGCCTCCAGAATTTAAGATCTTCTAACCTATTCATTCCCAAACCCTCCGTGGGTAAATCAAAACATTAGTAATAACATTTTCAGACTTAAGCTTCTCTGCATCAGCCCTTGCCATACTCTCTGTCCTGTAGAGGTCAAGCGACTTTTCATTTGCAACCGTGTCGAAATACTCTACAACCCAAATAATCAGTGCTTCATTCTGCATCTTTAATCTCCTTCAGTCCACTAGAAAAAATACCATAAATCAAGAAGTCCATTTCCGCAGGGGAAAGTTGGGGCATTGCTACCCCAATATCCTTGCGACCTTTCTGCCAATCATCAAGCTCCTCAAGGGATGCGGGTAACTCCACAACCTTTGGATGATCGTCAGTCAAGCAACAAACAAACCTAGTATG